ACGGGTGGTACTGGAAATTTTTAGTTTTAATTTTATACTTTTTAATTTATCTAGAAGTTAGGATTGAAATTTGTGTTATCGACAGTTCCAATCAGCGACAACCAACATTGGAGAGGAGCTGTGACCGTGGGGTTCGTAACTCCACTGACAAGCCCCGCTGCTCCTGAGAAAGCTGAAGCTGCATTAGGATAAAAGATGAACGCCGCTCCGTTGTATAACGCGTACAACGTGGTACCGTCTTGAACAGTCAAGGTGTTATAACCTCCGACTTCATTGACTCGGAATAGCGTTGTAGCTGACACATTAGCCATAGCAGCGGAATTCGTTTTATCAATAATCACTTTGTAGATATCGCCATTCGCGACGCCTGGCGGCGCCGTAGAAGCGGTCCCACTGATATCATTACCGCTCACTGTGAAAAGCAAGTTGGTAATAGCTCCCTGAGTTAGACTTACTGACGTAATTGCGAGATTAGAATTATACCATTGCGCTCGTGGCAACGGCAAAGACAACAATCGCGGACTAATCTGCAATTCTTGAAACTCAACCTCATAGTCAAATAGTACATACCCTGGTGAATCAGTGGTGCTTGTCTTTGACAACAAGAATATATCTCCATCAGCGTACAACGACAATTCGGGCGTCATGCCATAATCAGTGCTCTTCCAGCCACCTGTGACATGTAACTGCACGGAATGATTGGTCCATTGCGGACCGATAACGGTATCATCGTCATTTAAGACAAACGGCAACAGCTGTGTGCTCGTTTGATTCAAGAACACGCTTTCGCGATTCTTCTGATGGTAAAACATGACATCACCATTCGCCGTCGTAGGCGAACTCGTGATGTAATGTACCGCCAAGCTCTTCCACCGGTACTTCTGGTACATCTGCATGTAGTTACGCAGAGTGCTATCCACAAACACCGCTGGTGTGATTGGGGTTCCTCCCACACATGTCCAAGTCTGGATGTTGCCAGAACCTTTTGCGGAGAACATGAAATCACGCGATCTCACTGTCACTCCGCTTCGGGACTGCACCACCTGAGACTGGGCTCCTTTGATACTGTTTCCAAT